CAGTCATAGCTCCATCACTTGCCATTGTTATGGCTGTTGTACCGATATCTCCTCCACTAACTGTTGTTGTATCTCCAAAGATAGGTAAGGCTGGAACAACACCATTAGTAACTGTAGTGCTTGAAGTTGGTATGGCATCGCCTTGTATAAAGGTTTCAGACACAGACCAAGCATCTCCTACTGTGGTCACAGCATAGGTAGTTGTTGAGTCTATAGTTGGAACGCCATTAGTAATCTGGGCATCTGTCAGGTCTAACGTACCAATAGCATTAGCAGTTTCGTTAGCAGTTGGAGTAACATTTGTGCCAGAGGCAGAGAAAGTCGTACCAACACGATTCGCAGTGGACGAAGCTCCCACTGTGCTTACAGATACTACGTTCTGGATTTGATGACTGATATCTGCTAGTACAGGAGATCCAGAAACAAAAAACAAAAATGGTAGAAGTTTTTTAATCATGTGTTGCTGATACCTACTTTGGTGTCTTTGTTGTCCACTATTTTAGGGGCATTGTTGTTATTGTTTTTCTTTTTACCTACCTGAAGCCCAAAAGAAGCAAGCGATCCACTAAAAATCGAAGCGATGAAGGTTGGATCGAAGTCTACTAACTTCTTTCCACTTGGAGGCTCTATGTAGGATGCTGTAAGCATACCTGCTGACCAGATCAGAACTGCAATCTTGACTACAGTTTCGACACGATTACCTTCTTTTTCTTCTTGTTCTTCCATGTGTAAAAGGTAACTACCTAAAGTGTGTGAGGAGATAGCGTTTAAAGGCTAAGTATAGGTAGTCATGTCAAAACTAGCAAATTTTGATATGTTTGGAAAGTAACACAAAAATTATGTCTAAGTTTCTGATTGGATTGTTTATCAAGTTTGGTAAATCTGAGTCCTTACGTAAGGCTGCCTTATCTCTTTTGAAAGATTTAGTTTCCAGATCTGATAACGATATAGACGATGCAATCGTAAAGATGATTGAAGAAAAATTATTCCCAGTCAAATGACTAAAGATACTTTCTTCAACATAGATTTTGAAACTCCTACACCAGAGTTAGAACTGTCTGTTGAACTGCGATGCAGAGAAGTAATGCAAAGTAAAAACTTTGATGAGATTAAAAAATACTGCACTCACCTTATAAGACACCAGATGAAGCAAGACTTATTTCTTGCAGGTATGTTGGGTCGTCTAGCAGAACTGGAAGCAATGAACGCAATAAGAGAACTGAAAAAAGAAAAGTTAAAGAAGAGAAAATCTATGGGTCGTCAGATAAAAAAGTTTTTTCGTATTCTCTAATTTCCTGAATACTAAAATCCTTTACCTGTAAATTTGGTATTTTATTTATTTCATAGTTATGTTTAACAATAGCAGTCCTTATATGGTCGTTTATCCAATCCCCATCATGAACGGTTAGGTCTGCTCTAAAATCTTTAGTTATGTATATCTTGTGATCTACACCACGAAGCTCAACGTCCAGCAATAATCTCACTAAATTTTTTCTTCTGTTGTCCTGCAAAAATTTTAATTTTCTGCCAGATTGAGTTTCTTCTCGTTTCATTTTCAAGTTCATTAATTCTTTTTCTGATAGCGTCATATCTTACACAGTATTCCTTACCATCCATATTTTCAAAAAAGAATTGATTATGGAGTTCAGCCAACTGTGCTTTGTAGTTTTCTATCAACTCTTGTTCTACTGTCATTTTCCCAGTATTCAATAAGTGTTTTTAACTCTATTATTCTTTTATTAGCTGTTTCAATTTTTTCTTTAAGTCTCATTTTTGTTAGTTTTTCTACCTTCTATTCTCTTTCTAACAGATTTTTGCCAAACGACAATATCTTCTGCCTTAGCCATGTCATAAACAGACTTAGGGTATGCCTTCTCCAACTCCGAATAAATTAAATTTCTTACCCAGGCCGTAGCTTTTATACCCTCTTTATCTGCTAACTCCTGTGCTAACGAAGCTCTATTTGGATCGACTAACACTTGGAAATAAGTTTTGTTTCCGTGAACAATAGCCATTAAATCTTTTGTCTTGTACTACTCTAGCACATACACGAAAATAAACAGCTATAAATTTAGAAATTAATGCACCTCCCTCCATGTTTTACCTATTTGTACTTCAGCCAGTGCAGGTATCTCCCCTAGCCATAATGACTCAGATCGTTCCATAATATCTTTTAGAGTCTTAGACCACTCCTCTGCGTGTTCTTCTTTGACTAAAAGAATTATTTCATCGTGTACGGCTGCTGCAATCTTTACAGTATCTTCACCAGCTTCCTTTACACTTTTCCATAATTTACCTAAAGAACATTTAAGTATTGCTGCACCTGCACCCTGAATAGGTGTATTGCATCTAACTGTAATCCTATTAAGATCACCCTTTAAGAATCTACGCATACCTGAAACAGGAACTCTAGTCTCTGCCCATTCATCTTCCTTTGATTCCTTTGCCTCAATATAATTCTTGTTCTGCCAATCTTGAATACCATTATAGGTACTTAACCAGTTGTCACGAACTTTCGCTGCTTCATCAAGCGACATCAGCACCCCACTACTACCTGCATAATTACGTAAACCTTCAGACCCAGCACCGTAAAGCAAACCAAAGTTAGCTGACTTAGCTATCTGTCTATCGCAACCCATCTGCTCAGCAGTGTAATCATGCAAATCTGCACCATCTTTAAATGCCTTTATCATGTTTCTATCATTAGCAAGTGCAGCAGCTAATCTTAACTCCATCTGTGAAAAGTCAGCATCAACTATTAACCAACCTTCAGGTGCCTCAACACACTGCCTGAACTCAGCATCTCTGGGTATCTGCTGATTATTAGGTTTAATACTAGACATCCTTCCTGTATCTGCACCAAGCTGCATATAAGATGCTCTAACGAATCCATCATCAGCCATTTTCTCCTGAATACTGGCTAACATCTGCCTACGCTTTTCTGTTTTCTTCCAATTCATAAGTGTTTGGATCGTTTCAGAATCAGCAGCACATTTACGCAATGCTTCTCTTGATACAGACTTTTTACCATTACTATCTTTTGGTGAATAGCCAAGTAGTATCTCCAGCTTTTCTAGTAATTGCTTAGAACTTTTAATATTAAAACCTTTATACTTTTTAGTTCCTAGTCTTATGGAACCCTCGTCTTTCGCACGTAAATTGACACTACCATCTTCGTCACGAGGTAATTTTTTATCCTCAGGTAAAGCATTATCCAGTTCACGAATAAAATCATCACCCATAGCCTTCGCATCATCCTCGTAGTCTATAAGGCACTGCTCTAATGACTTTTTATTCCAGGGCAAGCCAGTACGCCACATCTGAGCCATTGGTGGAAGTGCATTACACTCCAAGGTAAATGCTTTACCTAACTTTGCTGCCTCTATCTTGTACTCAAGTAAAGCATCAAGCTCCAGTAAAACTTCTATATCTGTGGCTGCATACTCTAGCTGCTCCTTAGATAATTTTTCTAAACTCCAATCGGATCTCTGTTGTTCCTTGGATACTTTTCTATTTAAGTGACGTAAGGCAACATCAGCTAAACCGTGTTTAACCTGCGGAATACCATTTGTAAGTAATCTACTAGCAATCATGCTGCAACGAACAAGTCCATTAGGATATATGCCGTGCTCTTGTAACCAACCAAGATCAAAGACTGCATTGTGAGCAAGCCAATATCTTTTCATACTGTTGAAGAAACGTACTAGATAATCCCAGTCTTTTTCAGTAAGGTCAAAACAATCAATCACAACTATGGATCGTGATGAATAGCTACCTAACTGAAGTAGACGTAATTTACCTTTCTCTGGTTGTAGTTGTAAGGTTTCAGTATCAAAAGCAATGCTGTGTGCTGTATGAAGCCTGTAAAGTTCTCTAATACCGTAATAAACGGTGTAATTTTGTGAGGTCATGGAAGGACCAAATAAACTGCTCTACTATTGTAGCACAGGAATATTAAACTGAATAATGTTTTCTAATATAATCTGGTACCTCTGTGTGAAAACCCCTAGCTTTTAATTCAGAGACTAAACCTATCCACTTTAATCTGTATGCTGAAGTAACTTCTTTGTAGGACTGTCCAAGATAAATACGTCTGCAAGTCTGAAAATCAATATGCCATGTAGTAGGAATATGTGTTTTTAATAGATGAGCCAGTGAATACTTAGCGGTCTTATTATTAGCCTTATATTGGTTATTCTTATGCCACTTAAATATAAAATCCAGTAAACAGCTAACCTTACTTTCATCTATCCTGGATCGTATTCTTCTTGCTTCTCTTTCAGGCTCTTTATTCTTCCAATTCATTGGAGGCTCATCCTGTGTAGGAAGATGTGTATATTTCTTGGGATTAGTAATCTTTACAGGTATAGTCATTTCAACCACTGGCTCAGTCACTACGGATACCTTTGCTGGCTCTTCTACCTTCTTTGAATGGATCGCCTTTAACTGTTCATTACTAAGAGGTTTTACATTAACTTCTCTGGTAATATGTGAAAACTGATCTCTGGTTAGTGTAATTATCCATTTATTAATTACATCATCACTTTCCTGTTGAAAAGATATATGTAGTACATTATCTATCTCTTCTACCTTAGTTACCTTACCGTCTGAAAAGTTTACTTCTGATTTATTAGTAAGGATCTCTGTATGCTTGAGTTCCATAGAATATTCTATTTTATTTGTTCTATTAATCTAGCACAGCAGTAAATTATGTCCAGCTTTTAATTCTTTTTTCTAACAAATCTGTATTAATTATTGTTGAAACATCCACATCTAATCCACAGGTTACAGCCGTAAGTATCTGATTATTCATTTCAGTAATATCATAATAATCAATCTGATCCACACTATGTACTTTATTGTCCAGAGTATATTCTGTATATCTAACAGTGGCTATGGGTCCATCTTCATAAGATTTTAATTTATGAATGGTTACACTGACGCTTTCTCTTTGTTTATCCATTTACATATTGAAGTTGAGGTGGAATAGGTAATTGATTATTGTCTAAATAAATTTTACATATATAAGGGTGATATGAATGAACTGTTCCATAAATTTCATCAGGAATTTTCTTTATGTCATATCCAAAGTTTCTGGATAGCCTACTTAACTGCCTACCTATATTTTTAGAAATTTCTCTATCCACGTCTCTTAAATTTGCAATTATACATAAAGCTTTGACAGTAAGATGTCCTTGACCATCTGTTAGTTTCTGTACCACATTATGTATATAAGTTACTTCTCCATTTAAATTATCTACTTTGTCATGCAGTAATTTATTATCTTTGACTATGTTAGCTAACACCTTATCGTGTATAGATGCAGCACGAACCATTAGCTCCATATTTTCGTCTGTTGAATCAGTCATAAATAACTTAATTTCTTCTACTTTAGTACAGTAATAGCTACAAGTCTATAAGTTTATTTTTTCCATCTATATCATCCCTTAATATTTTTCTCACTTCTTCATTATTTACCTTACTTACATCATCCATATCCCAAAATTTATCACAATTCTCTATATACCCACGGGGGTCTGTGTATAAAGGTACATCCGTTCCAGCAGAGGCAGTTTCATTAACAATCGGTTTTGTAGAAAGTACCTCTTTGTATAAAGTCCTTTCTTCCTTGTTTGGACTTTTTACAATTTCAGACTTTTTACAATCTTTGTTTTTACTCAAATCCGTTCCACTATCAGTATTCTCG